GGTTTGCTGACAATCCACCCCTTGTTCTGCCTAAGACAGACCATCAACGTCTGAAGGAGCTTAAAGAGCTGATGATTAGGAGTGGGGGTAAGGATGTGGCTCAGAAGGTGATTGAGATAGCCTTGAATGATGAGCATCCTCATCAATTGGTTGCTTTAAAGATGTGTCTTGATAGGACTCTACCTGTTTCTTTGTTTGAAAAGGACAAGTCTCAGAGAAGTGCAGTGACCATCTCGATTACTGGACTAGGAATTGAACCAACTGTTATTGACCAAGCAGAGGATATAGATTACACTATAAAGAATAGTGAAATGGAGTAATCATGCCTCGCCTTCTGCCTGTAGATGTTCTTAAAGCAAATGTCTCTTATGATCCTGAAACTGGTTTGTTTACTAGGATAAAGAATCATCCAAAGAGAAAATACCTAGCTGGTTCTGTTACTGGAGTGCCAAGACCTGATGGGTATCTTCAAGTGATGATAGAAGGTGAAATTTACCTTGCCCACCGCCTTGCTTGGTTGTATGTTCATGGTGAAATGCCTAAACACTATATTGACCATATCAATGGGATTAAGAACGACAACAGGATTGTTAATCTGCGTGATGTAAAGCAGATGGTGAATCTGCAAAACCAAAAGAAAGCAAAAAAGAATTGGGTTTCGTCTTCTTACCTTGGGGTTAGTTTTTCAAACAAGGGAGCTTGTAAAGAAAAGCCATTCAGAGCTAGGATTGTTGTTGATAAGAAAGAGATGTTCCTTGGTTCTTATGCAACAGAAGAAGACGCTCACAATGCCTACCTTATTGCCAAACGCAAATACCATGAAGGGTGCGAAATATAATGGCTGACTTAAATTTTTCCCTTTTGCCCTGGCAACAAGAAGTTTTCCGCGATTCCACAAGGTTTAAGGTTGTGGCTGCTGGGCGTAGATGCGGTAAGAGTCGTATGGCGGCAGTTACCCTACTGATAGAAGGACTCAAGTGTCCACAAGGCTCTGCGGTTCTCTACGTTTCACCGACTATGGGACAATCAAGACAGATTATCTGGGACTTACTGTTAGACCTTGGCAGAGAGGTTATTCAGTCCTCCCATGTAAACAATCTAGACATTACCCTGATAAACGGGGCTAGGATATACGTTCGCGGAGCAGATCGGCCTGATACGCTCCGTGGTGTCTCATTGACCTATGCCGTTCTCGATGAGGTTGCTGACATTAAACCTGAAGCATGGGAGCAGGTTATCAGGGCGTCCCTGTCGGACAAGAAGGGTAGAGCACTCTTTATTGGCACTCCAAGGGGGAGAAACTGGTTCTACGATACCTTTAAGTTAGGTGAGTCAGAAGATGATCCTGATTGGAAGTCTTGGCACTTTACGACTGCTGATAACCCCCTGATTGACCAAGCAGAGATAGATTCCGCTAAAAAGACCCTGAGTTCCTTCGCTTTCAAACAAGAGTTTATGGCTTCTTTCACCAATGCGGGTTCTGACATATTCAAGGAAGAGTGGATTAAATACGGGGTAAAACCTGAACATGGAAGTTATTACATTGCTGTTGACCTGGCAGGATTTGAGGAAGTTGCCAAACAAGCAGCTAATGCTAAGAAGCGGTTAGACGAGTCTGCTATCTCAATCGTCAAGGTTACAGACGATGGAAAGTGGTTTGTTGAGAAGATTGAACATGGAAGATGGGACATCCGAGAGACCGCCTCCAAGATACTGATTGCCATTAGAGACTACCGCCCTTTGAGTGTGGGGATAGAGAGGGGGGCGTTAAAGAACGCTGTTTTGCCCTACTTGTCAGACCTTATGCGAAAAAACAACACCTATGCCCATATCATAGATTTGACCCACGGGAATAGAAAAAAAGCAGACAGAATCATCTGGGCTTTACAAGGTAGGTTCGAGCATGGCAGAATTGTGTTAAATTCGGAAGAAGATTGGGATGAGTTTGTAGACCAGTTAATCCTGTTCCCTGCTCAAGGAGTCCATGATGACTTGCCTGACTCCCTCAGTTACATTGACCAACTGGCTGTTACATCTTACATGGAAGAAGATGACAGTGAGGATTGGCAACCTGTAGATATTATTAGTGGGGTATAAGAATGGCAGATGGTTTGTTTAGCCCGTACATAGGCAATCCCAATATTGCCAGACAAGCTATTCGTGCCAGAGAACTTGCACAACAACGTTCTGCTGAAACATTGCCAGACCCAAGAACATATGGTTTTATCCAAGGTTTACTTGGAACAAGACCAGATCAACTAGGAATGAGTGTCCTCAGTGAGAATGCTCAACCTGCTAGACAAGCAGCAGAACTTGGATTTGCCGCAAATACAGCCCTCAGTGTTGCTCCTATGGTGCAAGGAATTTCTAGAGGTGCAAAATCTTTATCTGAGATGATTCAACAAATGCGGGGAGTGCCAGTTGCCGCAGAAAACATAGCCCCACTTACGGGATACCATAGAACTACAATACCATTTGAGGGTGACTTTGTAAATACTAAAAATAAACTAGGCGTTTCATTTGCTGGAGATAGAGGATTTTATTTTTCTCCAGAACTAAACGATCCGACTGCTGATATTTTTGGTAAACACATAATAGCAGCCAATATAGCTGTAAAAAATCCAGCTCCTGTATATCAGGTTAATTTTGGTATGACTAACACTCAAACACCAAGAAGCATCATTCAAGTTGATAAAAACTGGTTAAAGCAAAATCCTGAGTCAATTAGAGAAGGTGGGTTAGCTATAGCAAATTCACTTGAAGATGTTATTGCTGGAAAAACTATAGGTAGATCAGGATCATTCAAAGAGTATGAAGAGCAAGTAAAACAAGCGGCAAAAACCAAAAAGTTGTTTGTTTTAATCGACCCAGAAAAACTCTATGCTAAACAAGTAGATTTGTTGGAAAAAAAGGGATACGATGGTTTTAATTACGTTAGACCAGAATCTGCGACTTCATCTATGCCATCGCAAATAGTGGCCTTAAGACCTGAACAAATAAATCGTCTTGCATCAGGTAGAGAAGAAAATATACTAAAAGAACTACAATCCCCAACATATGCCGACCCATTTGTCGACACTACAAGGTAATATCATGGAATTCCAAGAACCTAGCGATTCAGACAAAGAGATAGTTAACTTTGTTGTCAACCATTGTGACAGATGGAGGGATTGGAGAGATGTCAATTGCCTTGATGATTGGCTAGAGTATGAGAGAATCTTCAATGGTGAGTGGGATGCCCAAGACAAGACCAGAGATTCAGAGCGTAGCCGTATAGTTACCCCCGCTACCCAACAAGCCGTAGAGACACGTCATGCAGAGATCATGGAAGCCATCTTTGGTCAGGGTGAGTTCTTTGACATTCAAGACGATATTCGTGATGTCAATGGTAGCCCCCTAGATGTTGCTGCCATCAAAGCACAACTCATGGAAGACTTCAAAGTCGATAAGATTCGCAAGTCTATTGACCAGATTGAACTGTTAGCAGAAATCTATGGTACGGGCATCGGTGAGATTGTTGTCAAAACAGAAAAAGTCTTTGTTCCCGCTACTCAGGCAATACCTGGTCAAATGGGACAAGCCGCTATCGGAGTGGTAGAACAAGACCGCATTGCAGTCAAGATTGTTCCTGTTAACCCCCGTAACTTCCTGTTTGACCCCAATGGGACATCTATTGATGACTGTATGGGTGTGGCTATTGAAAAGTATGTCTCTATCCACAAGATTGTTAAAGGTCAAGAAGAAGGCATCTACCGCAAGGTAAAGGTCGGAACTGACTCGATGGATACAGACTTAGAGCCTACCCAAGAAGTCTCTCAGTACGAAGACGATAAAGTTAAACTTTTGACTTACTATGGTTTAGTTCCTAGAGAGTATCTTGAAGAGCTAGAAAACGAAGAAGATGGCGAAGTAGAGGATTTATTTCCTGAAGACAGTATTCAAGATGAGTATTCCGATCTGGTCGAGGCTATCGTAGTAATCGCCAATGATGGTGTTCTTCTGAAGGCAGAAAAGAACCCATACATGATGAAAGACCGCCCAATCCTTGCTTATCAGGACGACACAGTTCCTAATCGCTTGTTAGGTCGTGGTACTGTTGAGAAGGCCTACAACTCACAAAAAGCTATAGATGCCCAAGTTCGTTCACATTTAGATTCACTAGCTCTAACAACTAGCCCAATGATGGCTATGGATGCTACAAGACTTCCTCGTGGTGCTAAGTTTGAAGTAAAGCCAGGTAAAGCTATTCTGACAAACGGCAATCCCAATGAGATTCTGTTCCCGTTTAAGTTTGGCAATACTGATGGTTCTAATCTGACAACTGCTAAAGAGTTTGAACGTATGCTTTTGATGGCAACAGGTACTCTTGATTCACAGGGAATGGTTACTGCTGTCTCCAGAGATGCGGGTCAGGGCGGTATTTCGATGGCTACTGCCTCAATTATCAAGAAATACAAGCGTACCTTGGTGAACTTCCAAGAGGATTTCATGATCCCGTTCATTACCAAAGCCGCCTACCGCTATATGCAGTTTGATCCAGAGCGTTATCCTACTGTGGACATGAAGTTCATTCCTACGGCAGCACTCGGTATTATTGCTAGAGAGCATGAGCAACAACAGTTCATTGCACTCCTCCAGACTCTTGGCCCAAATACACCTGTTTTGCCTATCATTTTGAAGGGCATCATGGCTAATTCTTCTCTGTCAAACAGATTTGAATTGATTGAGATGTTAGACAAGATGTCTCAAGTTGACCCACAAGCTCAACAAGCGGCTCAAATGCAACAACAAATGGCTATGCAACTGGCTCAAGCACAGATTGCTGTCCAAACGACTCAAGCAGAGCAGAACAAGGCTGAAGCGCAAAAGTTATTGACTGAAGCGCAATTGATGCCTATTGAGTTGCAAGCAAAGAGCATGGCGGCTAACACCAAAAACCTCCCAACTGACGATGCTTTGGCTTCTAGGGAGTTTGATAAGCGTGTCAAGATTGCTGATTTGATGCTAAAAGAAGCAGATATTCAAAATAAGGCTAAGATTGTTGAAAAACAGATGGCTAAGCAATGAACCCAGAGCTAGAACGCTACTATTCTGAGAGATTTTCCATGATGTCCACTCAAGGGTGGGTAGATTTAATGGAAGATGTTGACAAAATGATAGAGCCTTTGAATAATATCTCAACAATTGCAGACGAAAAAAGTCTACAATTCAGAAAAGGTGAGTATTCAATACTAATTTGGCTGAAGAACTTGAAACAAGTCAGCGAAAGAGCATTTGAGGACTTAAATGAGAAGAATGTATGAATTTGCCTGTATAAACGGGCATAAGACAGAGAGATTTGTTGATTATGAGTTAACAAGTCTTGTGTGTGATTGTGGTGAGGAGACTCATCGCATTTTATCTGCACCAGCTTTTAAGCTAGAAGGGTGGTCTGGGACGTTTCCATCAGCGCATGGAAGGTTCGAGAAAAGTCACTTAGATAGATTAAAAGCCGAGCAGAAACTCAACTCATAAGCAATTATGCCGAGTTGAATCTCCTACAACCGAGTAACGGCAGGAAAAGGAAAAAGTATGTTGATTGATGATGACAAAGAAGAGTTGGGTGAGTTAGAGATTGAGCAGCAAAAGATCGAGCAAAAGGCTGAACTTCCTGAGAAATACAGGGAAAAAAGTTTAGACGAGATTGTGAAGATGCACCAAGAGGCTGAAAAGCTAATTGGAAAGCAAGCACAGGAAGTAGGCGAGGTCAGAAAGTTAGCCGATGAACTTATTAAACAGAACCTTGGTTCACGACAACAGACTAGACAGGAAGAGCCTGAAGTAGATTTCTTTGAGAATCCACAGAAGGCAGTTCAAAGGACTGTTGATAATCACCCAGACATCCTAGCGGCACGACAAGTTACGCAAGAGATGAGAAGGGCGCAAATTCAGCAAAGGTTAGCGCAAGAACATCCCGACTTTGGAGACATCGCCAAAGATCAGGACTTTGCAAATTGGGTGAAGTCTAGCCCTATTCGCATTAAGATTTTTGAGCAAGCCGATTCTGGATATGATTTTGACTCAGCCAATGAATTGCTATCTACCTATAAACAGCTACGTTCTGTTAAACAGAAGCAAACGAGTGATGATGGCGAGGTAACTCGCAAGCAGAACTTAAAGGCAGTAGGTGTTGATGTAGGTGGTTCTGGTGAATCATCAAAGAAGGTATACAGAAGGGCTGACCTTATTCGGCTCAAAATGCAAGACCCAAACAGATATGATGCTTTAAGTGATGAAATCATGCAAGCCTATCAAGAGGGTCGAGTTCGTTAAACTTTAGGAGATTTAATCATGGCATATCCAACACCAATGGTGACAAAAGCCACCGCAGACACGTTCATCCCCGAAATTTGGAGTGATGAAATCATAGCCGCATACAAGAAAAATCTTGTTTTGGCTAACATCGTAATGAAGATGAATTTCAAAGGCAAGAAGGGCGATGTAGTTCACATTCCCGCACCTACCCGTGGTAACGCTTCAGCAAAAACAGCATCTACTGCTGTAACTCTGATTGCCGATACTGAGTTAGAAGTTCAAGTGTCTATTAACAAGCACTTTGAGTATTCACGTTTTATCGAGGACATCGTTGAAGCACAAGCCCTAAACAGCTTGCGCCAGTTCTACACTGCTGATGCGGGCTATGCGCTTGCCAAGCAAGTAGACACTAGCTTGATCCAATTGGGTCGTGCATTCAATGGTGCTACTATTGGTACAGATGACTACGCAACTGCTGCGGCTTCTACCAAAGCGTTTATTGGCGGTGATGGCACTACTGTTTATAACAGTTCTACATCTAATGCCAGTGCTTTAACTGATGCCTCTATCCGTAGAACCATTCAGCGTTTGGATGACAACGACACTCCTATGGATGGTCGTTTCT